CCTTTGCATGAGGTAAAAGAAAATGTGGTATTTAAATTATGAAGATTTTATTCATTGGCGTATTTGATAGCGCTAATCGGTCAACCAATAACGCACAATTGCGTGGGTTCCTTAAGACAGGAGCACAGGTTATAGGGATTAATTTCCGACAAAAACAACAAGAAATAGGATCCGAAGCGCTGGATCAACTAATCATTGATACATGCCGAGAAAGACGCCCCGATCTAGTAGTATTCTCTAAGTGCGCGGAGTTAGATACTCGCGTCTTTGTGGAGTGCTCAGAGCTAACAACGACTTGCCTGTGGTGGATGGACCCTCTGAGCACCCTCAATCAGACAACCGGAATCTTAGATAAGGCCCGTCATAGTACATATGTTTGCACTGGTGTTGCTAACACTATTAGTGTTTTTAAGGAAGTCAATCCGGAGGTGCATTATATACTGGAAGGCTATGACCCATTATTCCATAAGCCTCACGAAGCAGATCAAGATCTGGGCCTCACATTTATCGGGTCATTACATTCGGAGCGGAGAAAATGGCTAGCCACCATAGACCACCCGGTTACCCATGTGTCGAATGCCTATGCGGGCGAGCATGCGGTGGTTGTGTCCAGAACGAAGATAAATCTTAATTTGGCCACTATGGGCGGTGCTTCTGATAGGGTATATAAGGTCCTCGGCGCTCGGGGTTTTCTCCTTACGTCAGATTGGGAAGGGCGTCAAGAGCTGTTTACCGATGGTGAGGATTTGGTTATCTATACCGACGCAGATGACCTTAATCAAAAGATAACTTATTACTTAAAAAATCCGGAAAAGAGAGATAAAATAAGGCTGCAGGGATATAAGAAGGTTCAGGGCATGTCAAAGGACGCCTGGGCCCAGAAGGTCCTCGATATCTACCACGAGAAGGTAACTAATTCATGACAGAACGCGTTAAAATAGGCCTTGTAGGAACGGGCTATTGGGGGAAAAATCTTCTCCGAAACTTTGTTAATTGTACGTTGACCACTGTAACAGCAGTTTGTGATGCTAATACAGAACTAGCCAAAACACGCATAGAAGATTATGGAGACATAGAAATTTATGCTGATGTGACCACAATGCTAGAAAATGCAAATGTAGATGCTATTGCTGTTGCCACTCCGGTACGCACGCACTTTGATATTGCCATGGCAGCATTGCGGTGCGGAAAACACGTCCTTGTTGAAAAGCCAATTGCGTTAAATTATGAGCAGGCAACACAGTTGGTAGCTGAGGCAAGCAACAACAATCTTACACTGATGTGTGATCATACCTTCTGTTATTCGGGCCCCGTCAGGCGTATTCGTCAAGTTATAGAAAGTGGAACATTGGGAGACGTTGTAGCTATTAACTCCATAAGAACAAACCTTGGATTGTTTCAGAAAGATGTCAATGTGTTGTGGGATTTGGCCCCTCACGATCTTTCAATTTGCGAATATGTGTTGGGCGAAGGTTATAGCCCTGTGTCCGCTAACGCTACAGGAGTTCGCCACCCACAGTCGTCCCATGTTGCAGATGCGCATCTTACTGTCAACCTCAAAAACGACACGCGCGTTACTATTCATAATAGTTGGTTGGCGCCTCAAAAAATTCGACAAATGACTATCGTGGGGACCGATAGGATGCTCCTCTGGGACGATTTGGTGCCTACTGAAAAAATTAAAATCTATCATAAAAATATGAAATTAAAGAATGAAGAGTTTGTGTACACGGATGAGGGCAGCATCGCTCCTATGGTGGATGCGACTGAACCGCTGCTCGAAGTCGCCACCGATTTTGCACGCTGCATTCAAGAGAACGCAGAACCTGTTGCCACCGGCACAAAGGCTGCACAGATAGTTCAAATTCTAGAGCTGGCCAACGAATCCCTAGCAACAGAGCAAACAGTGAAAGTAAGCACTAATCAGTGATGACAAAAAGAGTTGTGCTAATGGGAAAGGGCCTGCTGGCAGTCAGAATAGCCCAATGGTTCTATGAGAGCGAACAGCATACGCTAGAGTACATCGTTCCAGTGGTACCAGAGCCGACTTGGACAGAGTCACTTATGGAATGGGCTGCTATGCATAAGATCAAGATAGTGGAGAGTGGCCACTACCGGGACTCCCCGGACATCGAAAAGATGGATTTAGTAATATCTGTTTTCTATGATAAAATTATTAAGGAACCCTTCATAAGAAGGTGTAAAAATCTTATCAATTTACACAACTCTCCACTTCCAAAATATCGTGGTGTTTCTCCCATCAACTGGGCCCTCAAAGATAACCAAACAGAGCATGGAGTGACAATACACCAAATCCACCCCGGCATCGACGACGGCCCGATCATGGGACAAGTTAAATATTCTATATATCCAGATTTTGAAGAGGTGGCAGATGTATACAATAAAGCACTAGAATATGCGTATACATTGTTTACTCAAACAATGCCAGTTCTTGACCGCATAAAGCCACGCACACAAAACGATAAAGAAGTAATATATCATAGCTCAAAAGATAATCACCTGTTGGGCGAGAGAAGGTATTTTACTAAAGAGACAAGCTTAGGAGAAAAAACCCAATGATACCTTTTGTAGATTTAAAGCCCCAACACCAACAAATTAAAAAGCAGCTTCTTGAGGCCTGGGAAGAAATTATAGACTGCACTGGTTTTGTCGGCGGGCCCTGGTTGGAGAAATTTGAAACCGGTTTTGCCACGCTTTGCGACGCCCAAGGGTGCGTCGGCGTGTCAAGTGGGACTGACGCACTAGAAGTTGCTCTCCGCGCGCTGGGCGTCGAACCCGGGGATGAGGTAATTCTACCTGCCAATACTTTTGTGGCCACTGCTGAAGCGGTCATGTTAGTGGGCGCTATCCCGGTGCTAGTTGATTGCAAGTGGGGAACCTGGAACATAGATCCCGAAAGTGTCCGCGCAGCGATCACTGACCGTACAGCGGGTATTATCGGGGTACATTTGTATGGACAGCCGTGTGATATGGACGCGCTCAAGGAAATAGCTCAAGAACGAAATCTCTGGGTACTAGAGGACAGCGCACAAGCTCATCTAGCAACATATAAAGGTTCTCCTTGTGGATCACTGGGAGATGCTGCAGCATTCTCATTCTATCCCGGAAAGAATTTGGGAGCAACCGGCGAAGGTGGCGCCGTTACGACAAATAGCACTGAACTAGCTAATATTATACAGCAAGTCCGAAACCATGGCTCTAGCGAAAAATATGTACATAACGTTTTAGGCAATAACTCGCGTCTCTCATCGGTCCTTGCTGCCGGCCTAGCCATTAAACTAGATTATATCGCAGACTGGACCAAGCAGCGCTGCGATAATGCTGCCACCTACTTAGAACATCTTTCTGATGTCCCCGGACTGACGCTGCCCGTAGTAGAAGAGTGGGCGAATCCCGTATGGCACCTATTTGTTGTACATCTCGCAGATCCCAAAGATGCCCAGACATTTTTAAAAGAAAACGGAGTAGCCACAGGACTACATTACCCTACCCCCCTCCATTTGCAAGAGGTGTTGGCGGACTCGTATGGTTCCCCCGGTCAGTTTCCGAATGCCGAATATAATGCTAGCCACTGTCTGAGTCTGCCGATGTATGCAGAGCTTACACAAGAACAAATCGTAAAGGTTTGCGACGAGCTAAAGAGATATATATCTCAGAAGCAGTAACCAATGAGTGTAAAACAGCTAATCGTCGGACCTTGGGTTGGGGAATTTGGTTGGGAACTATTTGCGTGGCAGGCGCATATGCGCTCTCTTTCCCAGCATTACGATAATACTGTTGTTATATGTCGTTCTACCTCGCAGGCTTTATATGCGGACTTTGCTGATGAGTTCATATCTCTGCCAGAACTCAGTGGGCTAGCGGATTCTTTCTTTATGCATGGAGTAGATACAAGCCGCGTCTTGAAGGAGGTGCTACAATCTCATACTCAACTCTTCAAGCCAGGCACCACCCTTATCCCTCCCAGGCGCCTGGGGATGCCTCCTTTTACACCCTGCACACAGTCCGAAGTATTTGGGGAAAGACATATAATACCCCACTATCTCAAATTTGGAGATATAGGAGATAAGTCCTATGACTATATTTTCCACATTCGCGATCGAGATCTGCGCAAGGAAGATAATTGGAGTCTGACGAACTGGAAACACCTTCGGGATAAACTACAAAATGATGGATCCACCATAGCATGCATAGGAACATCAGCTGAGTCCGCGCATATTGATGACACCACAGATTTGCGTGATGGGGATTTGGCGATTGTTTTTGATGTGATTCGCAATAGCGACTGTGTTTTTGGACCTTCCTCTGGACCGATGCATCTAGCTAGTTTATGTGGAGCCCCCCATGTGGTGTGGTCGAAAGAAGGCAACAGGGATAGGTATATTAATACATGGAACCCCCATGCAACAGCTGTTCTGTTTTTGTCTGAAAAATCCTGGCACCCTACGCCCGAGAATGTGTTCGCAGAGTTTAATAAATGGAGAAAAGAATGGAAGTTATAGTTTTTACATCCGATAGATATGTTTCGTTACTGGACAAGTTCGCTTATCTATTCAATAAACATTGGTCCCCGGATCAGAAAGTTAATATTCTGGGCTTTAAACCACCAGAGACAAAGTTGCCCGACAACTTTAAGTTTATCTCGGCCGGAAAACAAGAGGATTTCCCTCCAAAGTCAGTCGTAGAGCCCTTTCGCCCCATTCTTGAGAGCCTCGATACTGATATTTTCGTGTTGATGTTAGAGGACGCATTCCTAATAGATACGGTTGATCAAGACCTACTGAGTAAAGGCGCCACCCTTCTCCGGGAGAACAAGGCATCTAAGGTCGAATTATTTCTCGGGGCGCGCTATCAATATATGTCATCGCGCCCCTTTAGTGACGATTTTAATATTTTTCCACAAGATATGGATTATAGATATACTGCAGCTCAGAGTCTTATTCGTAAGGATTACTATCTCAAATATTTTGATCAACCGAATATGTGGGCTTTAGAGATTAACAATATTCCCCGAGCTAAGAATGATGGACACACCTTATTGGTACCCAAGTCTAAACCCATCGCTCCATGGATTAATTCGGTAGTGAAGGGCGGCATCAACGCAAAGCAGCATAATGACATGCTAGTAAGCAAGAGCGGACGAAACTTTGGCTGGAATAAATTTCAGAGACTTAATGACGAGGAATACGAGATTTTCATCTCATTGAAAGATTGGAAGGCAGGATGAAAGAAGAAATATTTTCTAAAGTAGAGCCAGGGAAGCTGCTGCATATTATTTATCGCCCGGACGAATCTACGGGAGAGGAGTCTCGTGAAGATATCATAGCAGAAGAACATTACCTTCAGTGTTCCGCACTGAGATTCAACAAAGGCAGAACTTTTAGACCCCACAAGCATGTATGGAAAGAGATCCCTGGCAAAACCATTGCTCAGGAGTCCTGGGTGGTGACAGCAGGAAGGGTTAAATGCTTTTTTTACGATGTTGATGACTCTCTACTTGGTGAGTGGGAGCTGGAATCTGGCGACATGTCGGTGACTCTCTGCGGAGGGCATACCTATGAAATACTAGAAGACAACACCACCGTATATGAATATAAGTCGGGCCCCTACCTTGGAATCGATAAAGATAAGATCTTTATATGATATTCGAAAATAATAATTTTATCCATGAAGACGTATATATTAAAGACGATTCATATACTATCGGATCCAATAACGCGATAGATAAGGGATTTTATTGTACAACCAGGTTACAAATAGGGAGCTATGTTCATATTTCTCCATATGTAACCAGCATTGGAGGACTGACAACAACCCTGGAGATCCACGGCGTTAATAATATCATGGCTGGAGCCCGCCTCATTTGTGGCTCTGATCGCTTCGATGGCTCCGGACTATTTGGTGCAATGATCCCGGATGACTTAAAGGGAAGGCAAGTGATGGCGCCTGTGGTTCTAGAGAAATTCTCAAATGTGGGGACCAATGCTGTTGTCTTGCCTGGAAGTATTTTGAGAGAAGGGGTACTTTTGGGCGCAGGCTCTTTATTAATGGGTGATACTGTACCCTGGGGGGTCTATAAGGGAAACCCAGCAAAACTTGTCAAGATCATCGATGCCACTGAAGCCCATCGGCGCTATGAATTATTGACCGCGAGGACTGAATAAATGTCGTTTGAAGCAATTGAAGAACTAGAGACTAAGGTCGCCGACTATTTCGGGGCGCCCTATGCGGTAGCAATAGACTGCTGCACTCATGGATTAGAGTTGTGCTTACGCCACCAAGGTATTACACATTATACCGTGCCAAAAAGAACCTATATATCCGTTCCATTTCTAGCCACCAAACTAGGCATTGAATTTCAATGGAGAGATGAAGATTGGGAGGATTATTATTTTCTAGGAGGAACCAACATAGTCGATGCTGCGGTCCTATGGGAACAAAACTCATATATCCCTGACACGCTCATGTGCTTAAGTTTTCAGTTTAGAAAGCACCTGAGCCTCGGTCGAGGCGGAATGATTCTGACGGATAACCCAAAAGATGCGAAAATGTTAAAAAAGATGTCATATGATGGTAGAATACCTAATATACCTTGGAGAGAGCAGGACATAGACACAATGGGTTATCATTATTATATGACCCCGGAAACAGCACAACTAGGATTAAGTAAATTACCTGCTGCGATTGCCACCCCTCCCAAGAAATGGGTGGCCACCGATTGGCCTGATCTAACACAAATGGTTATTTTTAACAAGAAGAGGAATGAATAAGATGGATATATGGTTTAAAACTGTAGTAGTTCAAAAAAGTATGGTGAGATCTGGAGGCACTGTGCTAAGATTGATTTTAAATAGAGTCTTCAACGATGAGAAGTGTTTTGCCAATCATTCGTACAGGTATCCAGTCGACCGCACTCATAGCTATGAAAAACTACGCCCTGGGGGAAATAAAGTGCTGATAACCACCTGGAGGGACCCTAAAGATGTTGCTGTTTCTCTTATAAGAGTTAATAAAAAAAGAACTTTTTCTAACAACAGCGACCTAGTTGCTGCGTGTGATGAAATCATGGGGTCTTTTAATGGCATTAGACTCGCCGAAAAAGAAAATCCCGAAGGCCTATTTTTAAAGTATGAAAATTGGCATTGCAATTTTGATTATTTATTTGATAGATTAGAAGACACATATGATGGTAAAATAAGTAAAGAAATAAGAGATTCAATCGAGAAAGACTTTTCAAAAGAAGCAATAAGGAAGAAGCAAAGTGTCTTTTCAAATTTTTCTGAATATGACAAGGACACCCATATACATGGAGATCACGTGCACAATGGCTTTAGACAATGGGATAAAGTTTTTAATGAAAAACAAATAAAAATATTAGATAATAAATTAGAATCTTATATTGAATACTGGGAAAAATTGGAATAATGAAAATGAAAAAAGCATTGATAACAGGCATATCAGGCCAGGACGGCAGCTACCTAACAGAATTATTAAGTTCTAAGGGCTATGAGGTTCATGGCATTGTACGCCGCCATTCGGTGGCCGAAAACCAGAACTTCCGATTGGGTAAGCTAGGAGATTTGCCCAATGTGCACACCCACTATGGTGATCTTCTCGACTATCCGTCGCTTGTGAGAATTATGACAAAGGTTCAGCCAGATGAGATTTATAATTTAGGCGCTATGAGTCATGTCCGAGTGAGCTTCGATATGCCATCGTTTACTATCCAAACTAATGCGATGGGCGTATTAAATATGCTAGAAATTTATAGGACTATCTGCCCTACTGCAAAATTCTATCAAGCTAGCTCGTCTGAAATGTTTGGAAACTCCGTTGATGAAGACGGAATACAACGCCTAACAACTCCAATGACCCCAGTGAGCCCCTACGGGTGCGCTAAAGTGATGGGATACAACCTCGTACGCCACTATCGTCACGCCTACGGATTACACGCTTGCAATGGTATATTGTTTAATCATGAATCCCCTCGACGCGGCACCAACTTCGTGACAAACAAGGTCGTGAAAACAGCTGTACAGATCAAAAAGGGCCTCGCTGACAAATTAGAGTTGGGTAATATGGACTCCTCTAGAGATTGGGGACATTCTAAGGACTACGTAAGGGCTATGCATATGATAATTAACCATGGTACACCCGAAGAATTTATAGTTGCTACAGGCGAAACTCACACTGTCCGCCACTTATGTGAGATAGTGTTTACAAAGCTGGGGATGAACTATGAAGATTATGTAGTGCAAAATCCCAAGTATATGCGACCTGAGGAGTTAAAGTATCTCAAAGGAGATTCTTCCAAATCCCGAGAGGTACTTGGATGGGAACCAGAGTATACCTTTGAGTCTATGTTAGAAGAGATGATAGATCGCTGGATATCAGAGATTTATGTAAAAAAGTTTTAAATAACAAGTATAATATAAGAGAACGTAAAAGAAAATAAATGTTCTGGTTAAAATATTTCAAGAAAGGATATAAATTAACAATGCCAAAAAAGACCACAACTGTGTCAAGAAAAGCAACTAAAAAGACACCCGTAACAGTCGCGAAAGTAGAGGATATCGTAGATAAAAGTTTGCGAAAGGTCCTCCAGGATCAAGCACGTGAGCTTGAATCTCATCTGAGTGACATCGATAAAAGATTAAGAGCCCTGGAGGGAAAATAATATGAAACTATCAAACCAAGCAGTCGGAGCCCTGATGATGGCTCTCCAGAAGTCACTAATGGAACAAAGTGATATTGTGCCTGTCTTAACAGGAATGGACTTTGTGTCTGATACTGAGGGAGATCTCTCGGTCACCAACCCACCGGTGGTATCTCTTGATGGAGTTGAGGTCTTAGGCGACGACCCCGACAATCTCAGTACAGAGGAATAAGTATGCCGCGTTATCGGTATCGTTGTAATAACTGCGACGAAACACAAACGATACAGCACCTATCAAGCGAACTGCTTAAAGACTGCGACCTATGTGAAACAGCCGATACACTGACGAAGCTACTCAGTACATTCTCTACCGCAAAAAAAACAACAAGTCGCAAAAAGACTGGACAGATCACAGAAGAGTTCATTCAAGACGCTCGGCAAGATCTTAAAAAACAGAAAACAGATCTTAAGGAGAACACCTAATGGAACTTTATTTGTTGTTCGCCGTCTCAATTCTTCTGAATGGAGTTTTGATCTGGTACATAACCAGATTGTTGAGAAAATTTGTCTTTATTTCTGAGAATATGGCAGACTTGTTTCTTACTGTAAAAGCATTTCAGGTTTTTGCAAGCTCGATGTATAGTATGGACAGCTATCATGGTGAACCTATGATACAGGAGCTTGTGGTGAGGATTAGAGAAGTTGGTCTGGAGATGGAAGACTTCCGAGACATATTTGAATATGGACTCGATGCCGAATTAGAGGAAGAACTTAATGCCGCCGAAGAAGAGAAAAGCTAGAAAAAAGAATCATTACTTCACAAAGGTCCATGAAGACGCAATTGTGAAGTATGCAAACACGGAGGACCGCCAACTCCGAGGGATGTTGTACGAAGAGTACATACAGCCTGCATTTGATCAGATGGTCGATAAAATTATTTACACTTATCGATTTACGACACTGCCGAATATTGACTACCTCAAGGGGGATTGCAAGGTTTGGCTCACAACCATATTAAATAAATACGACCCGAATAAGGGCTCGAAAGCATTCTCATACTTTTCAGTTGTGACCAAGAACTGGTTTATTCACAAAGTCAAACAGACACAGAAAAGAAACCGAACTGAGGTCTTCATGGAAGACGTTATCAACGAGGTAGAAGAAAACTTGGTGTCGAAGGAAAGGTCATACCTCCAGGTCCGTTCTGAAATAGAATTTTGGAAGTCGTTGCATCATGAGATAGACACTTGGGACTCTTTTATGCTCAAAGAAAATGAGAAAAAAGTTTTAATGGCAGTCCGGATCCTATTGGAATCTGCTGACACAATTGAAATTTTCAACAAAAAAGCTATTTACTTATATCTTAGGGAGATCACAGGACTCAATACAAAACAAGTCGTGAACAATCTTAATAAACTAAGAAAAAGATATAGGACGTTTAAAAACAAATGGCAAAGCGGCGCGATCTAAGTCTAGAAGAATACCTCGAAGAGACGACTAGAAATATTCGGGAAGACCGAGCAATGGCCAAGACCTTGCTCGTTGATGTCATGACAGATATGGCTACATCCCCTACGGACCGTCGAGAGATGGGACCTATTGCAGCTAAATTTGTAGAAAACCTACAGCGCTCCAACGAGCAAATGGTTAAACTAGCTGCCATCATTCAGAAACAAAAAACCCAGCAGTTCGGCCTGTCTGCGGACGACAAAGAACAGTTGTTTGATTTGCTGAATGAGGAAGAGAAGCCGTGAGTGACGACCCGAAAGCCAAAGCTGAAGGCAAGTTAACTTTAAAGGGCCTGTCGTACGGTTTCCTGAACGATGTTTCAGATACCTCATTGGGAGGGGCCGTCGATCCTCAGCGATCAACCGGGCTCGATTTTCTAAGAGCAACAGTATCGACCGAGTATAAGCGTTCCGCCCTGGCAACAGTCTCAACATTCAAAGGTGCTGTACTAGCCAGTACAGAGAAGCAGGTAGGCGCCAGTAGGTCGACCGAAGATGTCTTGGCTGGATATGCAAAGCAAAATATTGTCGAGAAAACTGGCGACTGGATTAGTAGCTTCTTCGGCGATAAGAAAGTCATCGCATACAAAGTATATATCCCAGAGATTGAGTGTCGCCCGGCCCCACGAAGTTTTGAGGATCCGATATTAACGACCTATTACGATGTTTATGTTGACAAAGGGATGCTGGATGCTGAGACGACAATCGAAATAGGATCCATCGTGACCGTTCGATTTGATAATATAAATAATTTTTCTACTGCTCGCATAATAGGCGTATCCAAGGATAAGTTTGAATTTGAAGGATTTGAGGGCGCCTCCTTAGAGAGCTCCCATCGCTCCGGCCGCTCCGGAGGCGGCGGCGGTCGTCATACCGCCGCCGGCGGGAATAAATTTGAAAAGGCGTATAACCAGAAGGCGCGCTCCAAATGCAAACAGGAACCCCACCCAGAAGAGGTGCGAATTGCAGAATATTTTGGTTTAGAAGTTGCAGTACTTCAGGCGGTAGGTACCGTCGAATCTGGTGGAAGAAATGACTCAATTCGGTTTGAGCCACATCTTTTTATTCGTGACCACCGTCCGGACCTTAAAGACCAGATACCATTTACTAAAGATCCTGGTGGCCAGCCATATAGTAGGGTGAAGTCGGAAACAAACGAAGCAGCATTCCAACACGCATATGCTTTAGACAAGACCGCGGCCGTAAAGTCAGTAAGTTGGGGAAGGTTCCAGGTCCTCGGTGGTAAACTTATAAAGATAGCCGGCTCCGCAGAGAAGGGACTTAGTCAATATGGAGCAGATCCCGAGGCGACATCTTTTAAGTTGCTTGAAATGTGGCTTAAAACAGACAACGGGCCAAAAGCGGTGGCCGCGGCCAAAGAGAAAGATTTTGTTACATTTGCCAGATACTATAACGGTAAAACGCAAAAGTATCACTATGGTGGAGCGATCGCCCGGGAATATAACGCAATAGTTTGTGGAGAATACACGCCCCCCACTTTCGGTCCAGATCCAGCCATGGCGGGGGGATGTGAAGGCGAAGGTGCTGTCATATATCTCGCCGACAGCCAACACGCGGCCGGTTACTCCCTTGGGGGGTTACTCCGGGAGGAGCTTAAAAGCCAGGGAGTTCCCTTAGTTATCAATATGGCTGAGTCCGGCCGCGGCCTAATCGCCGGCGCAGGGAAAGGATTTTTAAAACTCAAACTAAAGAAAAAGTTAAAATCTAAATTATCAGAAGCTAAACCGAAGTATGCCATCGTGGGACTGGGAGGCAACGACGCAGGAATGACCAGCTGGTCCGCGGAAAAATTTAAAAAGAAAGCAGAAGAGTTTATACAAATACTCAAGGACGGCGGCGTGGAAGAAATAATTTGGTTTGGGATTACCAAACCAATGGTTCCCGACACACCCCATCTCAAGAAGAATAATGGATATGGCTCCGTTGGAATCGCCCCCGGCCCGAAGGCTCAGGAAACGCGAGATAAGATGAGAGATATACAGAAAGAGGTGCTTCCAACGCTCCCGGGCGTAACCTATATAGATACTATGCAATATACCCAAAATCTTCATACTAGCGACGGTGTTCACTATGCCCCGGCCGAATACAAAACTATCTTTAATGCTGCCAAGGCAGGAGATCTTAAAGCGCCCCTAGCAGCGATGATTAAGAAGATTAAGGACGGCTGCGCCGAGTATGAAAAGAAAGCTGCAGCCGCAGCCGCAACAGCGAGGCCGTTTACAGTCGACGCAAAATGCTATGACGACGCGCAAGACATCCCCAATAAATCACAACATGCTTCTGTTCTCGCAGCAGTCCACCCGGATTTCCTTCCTCATGTAAAAAGTTTTATTTGCGAAGCCTGGAAACAAAAGCAAATCACTATACGATTAAACTCTAGTTATCGTTCTGTCGCCAAACAACAGAGACTTTATGATAAATGGGTTAATGGCGGAAAGAATGGAATAGCTCCTGCGAACCCGGCCAAAGGGTTGAGTTATCATAATCTTGGAATGGCTATTGATTTTAATCCCACGTTGTCAAACGGGACAACATTGATGTCCACTAGTTCTAAGAGTTCCTGGCGTAATAGTGGGATTGTTGAGATCGGTAAGGCCGCCGGTATGTATTGGGGAGGCCTCTTCAGTACAAACTTCGATCCAATACACTTTGATTTTCGAACCAGAGTCCCCGACCGTTACAAAGCGCTTGCCGCGGCAAGCAAACAAGGTGTCGACCCGAATAAGTCAAATCTAGATGGAATTATAACGTAAAAGGCATTATAAATTATGGCAAAAATAAAAATTGATCTACCAACACAGGCTTCTAAAGCAGTAGATTTGCAATTGATGTCGGACCAAGAAAGAAAATCGTTCGACAAGAAATCCCCAGCCCAGCAGGCGCGCCTCCTAGGTTTTGCTGATGGGCCCAAGCAGAATTTTGATACCCCCACCTATATCAATGCCACAGCGGAAAAAATATATAGCAAGGGGAATTCATTTATCGTATTAGGATTGGATAGACCCAGCAATATCTTCTCTGGATTTGGTGGCAGCAATAACACACACTGTGCTGCTATTGATCTCGTTGTGGGTCGTTTGGGCTCACGCGGCGCGAGTAACACAAAGCGCGGCCAGACTGTCAATGCAGACCCAAACTTCAAAACCGATGCAGCGAGAATTTATATATCACAAAAATCAGACCCAGATGGCTATTTTGGCCTAGTCAAAGGAACCGTTGGGAATACCTCTATTTCTAGCCCCCGCAGTACGGTTGCTGTAAAAGCAGACACTATTCGTGTCATTGCTCGCGAGAATATAAAGTTGGTAACTCGCACAGATGCACAAAATGCACAGGGAGCAGAGTTGACCAATGCGTTCGTCGGGAACTATGGAATTGATCTGATCGCCCTAAATGATGACAAGAACTTGCAGCCAATGGTGAAAGGGGAGAACCTGAAAGAGTGCTTATCTGCCATCATAGAATCAATTCATGATATCCGCGATCTTTTTGACAACTTTATCGAAGAGGATAGAAAACTAACCCAAGCGTTGCTTAAGCATACACACTACTCACCATTTTTTGGATCCCCGACATCCCCGGCTCTTACCGGGCTCCTACCTACAGGAATCGAGACTCTGGTCAATAAAATCACAAATGTACAGTTGCAATTGAATATATCAATGCAGAAGCTAAATTCAGTCCAGACTAACTATTTAGAGACACCCGGAGGCGCCGCGGCCGCCAAAGACGGCCAAAGTCAATATATCTTAAGCAGATATAATAACACGAACTAAGACCATGTCGTCAAAATTGAACTTTTACAAAGAATACCCCGCGAAGACACTGAATGTTCCATTCGAAGTCCGAAGTAAGAATCTACTCAAGATTAAAGTAAGGAAAAAGAATGTAGCAAACAAAGAAAAGGTTTTCAGGGAAGCATTAGATCTCTATATAGCCCACTACTTTCCAGAGTTCTATCGGAATATGGAAGACAAATCGTTTAGTGGCGACAACACTGTTTATGATGCACTCCGCGCTGATCTGAAATCCGGCCTATCGATAGAGAACCCCGGATTCGCCACCAAGCCCCCTTCTGCGTATAAAGTAGTAATCACGCGCTTAGATATGGGACGCTCCCTATATGAAATGCGGGAAGATATGGCTGCAGCAGGCGAGCTACCAGACTTCCAAGAGAACCTAGAGTTCTTCAACGAGAAGAACGACATTGGAAACGAAATCATTGGTCAGACCGAGCTAGACATGTCGACGGTGCTGACGGATGTCAATTCATTCAGTGATTTGATGAAGAACTTTGGCAAACAGTTAGACAACTATAACGGCGCCGTCCCCGTTGGAGGAGTAAACTTCAGTTTTCTTGAGAGCGCAGTAGGCAAGATTATTTCTATTGCCATAGCTGAAACCGTAAAGACTATTGAGGCGGCGTCAGGTGGAGCTACATATCGCGGCGAAGAGGGCGATAAGCTGACCATCTACTTTTCAAATCGTACAAAGCGAGACCCTGCCGCTCCGGCTCTGGATCCTCTCGGAATATTTCCGCCCAAGATTGCCATCGCCGGAATTACGTATCTCGGCGGTGAGACTGCGTCCACTGACTTTTTGAAGGTGGGGTACTTTTCAATTATCAAGTACAAGAAAAAGTTTAGTGATCAAGCAACGCTGAAGATTTTGCAGCGATATAAAGAAATATTAGAAAAAGGCGCCGAGCACACAGATTCTGGCCAGCCCTACCCGATGTTTGACTTCCTATCAAACGTATTACCGGAACAGATAGATCAAGATATAAGCTCTGGTAACTTTTTTAGCTTTCCGACACCGAACGATAGGGATAATGGCGAACATAGTGCTCTGACAAAAGAAGCCATTCGACTTGAACTAATAGACCTCTCCAATACCGATGACCTAGAAAAGGGAATCAAAGCATTATCGACAACAGAGTTGATAACTCTAAAAGAAGAGGTGGCGAAGAACCCTAAACTATTTGAAAAAGTATATCAAGAGGAGAAGAAGAAAGTACTTGAAACGGGCCTAGACATTGCCAAGGTAATCGAAAATGTTATGAAAACAGGACCGATGGCACTTGTGAAAAAAGGCTCTGCCGTCGATCGAATCTTAGCGCAACTTGGACTTAAAGCCCTGGCCAGAGAGGCAATGATTTGCTTGACGTTCGGATTCAGCTTTGAGTTAGCAAGAATTGCCATGGCCACAGCCAACGTGATGGAAGAAGAACTAAATGAACGGCCGTCACTGGACCCGAAACAATTTGAACTGTTCAAGATTAAAGGAGATATCTGGAAGAAGGTCCTGGATATTATTTTAGATTCCGTCAAGCAAGCGCTTATGTCTCTAATTCAGGGATTGGCAGAACTACTAAAAGAAGCTTGCAACCTTAATAACCCGCGAGCAACCGATTACGGGAATACCGATATTGCAGGGCTGATTAAGGACGACCTCCTCGACCCACTCGCAGGCCGAGACCCCTTTGGTTACGGCAATGACGAAAACAACCCGCTTGGGCGCCTCACGGATATGTTAGGAATGTCTCCAACCGACATTTATCTGTATTTGACATCTGTATCTTCAATTCTCAGCTCAATCGATATATGTATTCTTTTGATGGATACACAAAACGCCCCAGAAGAACTCATAGACAGAATAATCGAGTTCAATTTAAACTATTCCGACCCAAACATCTCCACGAAGCTTATAGAGGCCTCCGCTGTAATAGAATTCTTCACCATCTTGGGGAGCATAGTCGATGTAACAGACTTGTGTAACGAGATAATCAATGACATGACCTTGTTGAATCAAAACAATATTTGTTTAACTGAGGACGACCTTGCTAACCTCGACGCAGAGGAAATGCAAAACATTGAGGATCTTCTCGACATCATCGAAAATGGTTTCACCGACGCTCCCCCTGTGTTCAACTTTGATTGCCCCGACGCGGAGAATTATATTAATGACCCGACGATGACCAGGCTGATCCCTGAAACGCTCAGCACCATGGTCGAACTGGTCGAGATGCAATTTGTATATTCAGTTGACTCTATTAAGAGCGTTCTACTAGAACCGGGCCTCGCTCGCGCCAGTGGCGGCCCGGGCGGCAATGGTAAAAAGGGCGCCTACGATACCTTTAAGACTATTAACCCAGAAAGTGACTACCCAGAACTACCAGAACCTGATAACGGCGCGATTAATGCCATTATGAATTCTCTTAAGGACCTCGCCGAGGAGTTTGAGAACCCAATGGACCACCCTCTTGCTGGCGCAATTGAAGCCTGTCTGGTCAACCAACCGGGCCTCTTGGACTCTAATCTTAGAAACTTTGCTGATGCTATAGAAATATTATTGAATATTTTCAATAATGCTGAAATTAGGGATGCTATTGATAATATGGTTGAAAAGGCCGACGAACTATCCCAAGGCTCCGGCCCGGCCGTCACTACCTACAAATTCAATAAAGAATTCTACAGGAAATTTGCGGATTATATCAACATTGATACGGCGGACTTTAAAAGCATTGACGCAAATCGAAAGCAATATAGGATTAAAAATCATTTCAAGAGATATGCCACATCGGAAGACCCCGCCAGCAGTCGCATTCAGTTCTCCTTCCCGCGGTTTAACGCTGAAAATAGACAAAGAATCGTAATGCAATACCCGGCATATGGTGCTCCTGCAGAATCCTCACACGCCTACTTCAATCTTGATGCACTCTTTGAGGCGAACGTCGAAGAACAATTTAAAACAGATATGTCTATTGGCACCCAAGACGACGGCGCAGCATATAATCTAGACCAGTTCGTCGACGCAGTTCGCACCAGCGCCGAAGATTCTCAGAATTGGAACATATCAGAAGACGTTGCTGTTCAGAGGTATTTCCCTCTTGCATATGGACTATTCGCAGATCAAGTATTTGATTATTATATTGAAAATGGCATATTTGATGCCGGAGCGCTCCAGTCTCTGAATTTCTTTCATGATAACATAAACTGCTCTAGTGAAGATATATCAGACCTCTTGGATGTTGAGGGCATTTTTAAGCAGATGCAGAGGGAATACGTTGAAGAGGCTTGCAACAATAATCCCTCCTCGCCTCGTGAGCGCATGCGAGAAGTTATCAAATATGGTATGTTTCTTCTGTTAGTACAGGTTCACGTTGCCGAATTCGTAATTAAAAACATCTTCGTACTTTCTGCAGTCCAAATGGATGAGTTGTTCGCGAAGCCGTTTATTCTTTCTTATATGAGGGATCAAGTTAATGCGTCAATGACGGCATACTTCGATAAGCTGACAGCTGCAGGCAACGCGGAAGCTGTTGATAAAGTTAAGGATTCCTTGATTGTTATCTTTAACCGAATGATGTTACGACCAAATGTTATTGCCGAAGGTGGAGTGACAGATATGCACGGTAACGTGATATTCCCCAACGGCACTGTTTTTATAACGACCGGTAAGGGCCGGCCCACGCGAAAGCCTCGCGTCTTGGCAAAGGGAACACCTACAGCAACCTTTGACGACATCCTGGATTATTTGGCAGTCTATCGAATCCAGAGTGCTATGGGGACGGCAGAGTTCCCGGGCGCTACATCTAATGCGGTGAAAAACGCATTGCCAGTATCTAACCAGAAACCTATGGAAGAAATCTTCTTGAACTCTATGCCGGTGGTAAATGGCACCGCCGCGGCAAATCTGGTGCCACCGATGGGAACCGGCCAGCTTCTATCAAACAAGTTAAAACAAAAGTCGGGCATCGTAATGGTAAAAACAATCCCGCGAGGAATAATGGAAGCGCTGCCATGCCTTGATCAAAGTCGAATTGATCATCTACTAGATTTTGGTGCTACCATCCCTCAAGGCCATGGCTGTGAGGGCACTACACACGGGCCCCCCGATGCAGAGCACGGCGGCGCAACGCCGGCCAGCGCAGCCCCGACCAAGATACAATATGAATGCTGGATGTACATCGACAGTCTAGCCGGCTTCGATCTCCCGGCAACGCCTCAGCCCCCAGCTAACCTGGCACTCAAACTTTTTGAAATAGAACTCAATTTATCAGATCTAGAGCCCAATAATCGAAGTTCTGCAGAGACTCGCCTGGACCTAACTCCGGCAGAAGTAAAATATATTCTAAATAATGAAATATACCAGGACTATTTCACCAATGTGTTCGACGCAGAGATTATTGGCATCCTTCCGATAATACACAACTTTTATCTTACCAACAATTACTTTAGTGATATTCGATCTGCAATGCGATCGACAAAAAACAGAGTACTCGATATTCTCAATACTACAATTGATAATCACGATAGTTACAATTCATTACCCCAACTGGGTCGACCTGCGGCCCGCGCCGTGTCACTCTCGAATAATGAGCCAGACGCTGAGAACCTAGCGCGCGACTTCATTCTTAAAATGATTGTTAAAACACCGATTGATATTATCAAGGGTCTTATGCAACTTATAGATCCACACGTTGTGATTTCAAAGTTCATCAAAAACGGCACAGCAGATGTGTTTAATATGATCCAGGCGTCGCTCCGGACTATAGATTTGCCCAGCGTCGACGACGAGCCGTCCGTTCCGATATTTGCCCCGGGCGCAACCGGAGCCGATCTGTTTACGGCAGTCTTGTGCTTATTACAGTATCTTATGGAGAATCCAGATGGATTCCCGCCTATGCCGGACTTCGTCGATAACGAGCAAGGGTTCCCTCACCCCGGCGGCGACGGCCCTGACCCCAAGCCTGAAAACTTCTTCCCTCGCATATCAGAAGACGGCGTTGATTTCTTGGGCACCGGTATGGGCATGCTAATGATTCCGCCAACACCTTTAGGGTTAATTTATCTACTGCTGTCACTAATTAACTTTGATACACAGCAGCCCAACCTAGATGTCGGCGTAGAGTTTGGCCCAAACCAGGCTACAGCCGGAGACGTCAATACGGGCGCCTGTGCTGAGGATCAGATTATTGATCCTGAAGAGGAGGAATCCGAGGAATCACTAGATCCCGTGCGACCACCATATGTCCCCGGTTAATCTTAAAAGGAAAAACAAAAAATGTCAGGATTATCTGTAAAATTACCACTAGTTGTCAGCAATGTGTTCGGCCCATACGACCTAAACACAACGTTTGATGATCTAGCAAAACAAAATTTAAAAATGTTGGTGCTCACAAACCCCGGGGAGCGCATTATGTATCCCAACTTTGGTGTCGGGATCTCAAGGTATCTATTTGAGAACAATACCACCAACACCTACGACAGTATAAGATCGCGCCTACAAGAGCAGGTAGACACATATATGTCATACATTCAGATTGATCATGTTGATTTTTCAGCCAGAGAAGATAATCCAGATTTGTTTCCCAATTCCATCAGACTAAGTATATTTTTCACCATTGTACCGCTTAAACAGAGTACATCGCTACAAATTAACATAAACAACTAATTAAAGAGACCTTATCATGCCAAAAAAACTGCAACCGATAGATTATACGAGCCGCGATTTTGATTCTATTCGTAAAGATTTAGAGAATTACGCGAAGCGATATTACCCAGATACCTACAAGGACTTCAATAAAGCATCCTTTGGGTCACTAATGCTCGATACTGTGGCATATGTTGGTGATATCCTGTCTTTTTATGTCGACTATCAAGCAAATGAGAGTTTCTTAGAAACAGCTGTAGAGTATGATAACGTTTTGCGCCTCGCTCGACAGATGGGGTTCAAGCTTAATAGAAACCCTTCATCATATGGCATGCTTACCTTCTATATTCAAGTCCCCGCAAACCCGAACAGCTTGGGCCCAGACCTGGCATATGCTCCCACTCTTGCGCAGGGCTCTGTATTCTCTTCTCTCGGCGGTGGCTCTTATACTTTGCTTGATGACGTTAATTTTGCAGTCCTAACAAATCAGGTGGTACCCAAGGATATTGACAACAGCACCAATGATGTTCTTAACTATGTAATTAGGGCACAAGGTCGTGCTGTTTCAGGGCGCACAAACTTCAAAGAGGTCGAAGTATTTGATTTCGAGAGATTCCTTAAGGTTAACCTTGGCACACAGAACATAACAGATGTCATTTCCGTGGTTGATTTAGAGGGACATGAGTATGTTCAAGTCGACAACCTTTCTCAAAATGTGATTTATAAGGCGATTAGAAACACTGACACCTCGACAGCTGGCACAGTCAGTAGCATTATGAAGGCTGTCCCTGTCGCTCGCCGGTTCACAGTTGAGTCGTCGGATACTACAACATACCTTCAGTTTGGATATGGCTCAGACTCTGAGCTACTTTCGGACGCTGTTGTGGATCCAACAAACTTGATCTTGGACTTAAACGGTAGAACATATGTTACAGATGCTGAGTTCGATCCTACGAAATTAATTAGTAGCGATAAATTTGGCATCGCGCCATCAAACACAACTCTTCGGATAGCGTATCGAACAAACGAGGTCAATGATGTTAATGCTTCGGTGGCCACGATTACTAATATTGACTCACCCAAATTTAAGTTTAGAGCCCAAGGGGGCCTAAGCCAAGTCCAAAGAAACATTGTGGTGGGCTCCCTAGAGGTCACGAACGACGAGCAGTTCACAGGTGATATTTCACTCCCCAGTTCAGAAGAGGTGAAGCAGAGAGTCTTTGGGTTCTATGCTGCCCAGAATCGTGCAGTCACCATACAGGACTATCAGGCGATATGTTATGGTATGCCCGGCAAATTTGGTGCTGTCAAAAGAGTGGCAGTTAGTCGCGACTTTGATGAACTCCGAAGAAACATAAATATCTATGTAGTCTCTGAGAATACAAGCAATAAATTGACCGCGGCCAACCAAGTATTAAAAAACAATTTAAAAACTTGGCTATTACAGTATAAAATTATCAATGATACTGTTGACATACTGGACGCCACAATAGTGAACTTTGGTATCAACTATGTGGTGGTTACGGATACAAATGTGAACAAGTTTACTGTACTTAATAAAGCGAAATCAGCGATAGCTACCTACCTGAATAAAAATCAATACGATATCGGCGAATCGATCGGGATCACGGATTTTTATAAAGTCCTGCAAAAGGTGCCCGGTATCGTCGACGTCGTTGATCTGGAGATTATCAATAAAGCCGGCAGCTCATACTCAGATATGAGTTACAATTTCTCCGCAAACCTTTCCGCGGACGGCCGCCGAATCCCCGCACCACGGAATGTCATTTTTGAACTTAAGTTCCCAAACGTTGATATCAAGGGGTCAGTTACCTAATGTCTATTATAAGATACACAGCCAGCGCTGATACTACAATCACAAACGCCTACGAGGCAAACCTTGTTACGAGAGGCACCGGCTCCAACATGGGTTATGCCGACTCTCTAGAGGTGTTTTCCATATATGGGCAAGAGTCGGGATCCATTGGGCAGTCACAAGAACTCTCACGCATTCTAATTCAGTTTCCAGTCGCGACAATTGCAGCCAACCGCACAGCTAACAAGATACCTGCTTCCGGAAGTGTCTCATTCTACCTTAAAATGTTCAACGCAGAAACACCCTGGACATTGCCGCAAGACTTTAACTTGGTTGTTGCCCCGGTATCTAGCTCTTGGAACGAAGGCGCAGGCCTGGATATGGACGAATATAAAGACCTAGGCCAAGCAAACTGGGGAGAAAGAAGCAGCGGCGCCGCCTGGACAAGCGACGGCGGAGATTATCATACGGGGTCAAATTACAACATTTCCTTCCCCCTAGGCTACGAAGATCTAGAGCACGACGTTTCCCACATTGTAGAAGAGTGGATTAAGTACCTCGATACGCCAGCCGGCGACGGTGTAATAAAGAGTAATGGTTTTGGCATTAGGCTTACAGCTAGTCAGGAAGCATATGCCCTAGTCGCTGGAGCCAATGGCACAATCCAGAACCTCGATGGAGCTAAACAATCTTATTACACAAAGAAGTTCTTCGCCCGGTCGACAGAATTCTTTTACAAACGCCCTGTGATAGAAGCACGTTGGGACTCATCGACAAAAGATGACAGAGAGAACTTCTATTTCTCCAGCTCTCTTGCTCCTGCAGCCGATAACCTCAATAAATTGTGTCTCTACAACTATGTTCGCGGCCGCCTCGTTAATATTCCTGCCGTCGGAACTCGCGATCTAAGGGTCTCGTTTTACTCCAGCTCGTTCGGCACCCCCACGGGCTCAAAGTTAAGTCTCCCAGTGGGCGCAGGAGTCGTCTCTGCTGGCGATACAAACGCTACAGCAAGTTATACGAGCGCAGGGCTGTATTCGGTCAGTCTCGCGCTCACAGCAGCCTCTACACCGCTCCTAGAGATCCACGATGTGTGGCACTCCGGCGCCGTTGAGTTCTTTACAGGCTCCTTCTACCCTGAATTGCTTCCGACATACGACAGCGCCCCAACGTTCAACCGTATTACGAGCTGCAAAAATCTTAAAAAGAAATACTCAACACAAGACAAGGCAAGGTTCCGTTTCTTCGTCCGCGACAGAAATTGGAGCCCAACAGTCTATAACGTTGCGACGGCAAACAATCCTACTGATGTTATCGAGAGCGCCTCATATGCAATCTACCGTACCACCGACAATTATCCTGCCATTTCATATGGTACGGGTTCTGATTTGTGTACCATGATGTCATACGACAAGGAAGGAAACTATTTTGACCTCGATATCTCTCTGCTCGAGTCAGATTATATGTACGAGATAAGATTGTCCTATTATAACGACAGTATAGGAGACTGGCAGGAACAACCACAAGCGTTCAAATTTAGAGTTGAAGAATAATTAGAACATGAGCATCAAGAAATACTTCGAAGTTGCCGAGAGTATACAATCCCTGGCAAGCAAGACATCTAATGATATTTCGGGAGAGATAGAGTCCTCGGGATATCATGAACAAGATATTATCGAAGAAGAGAGGTTTATACCTTATACTGACTTTTCGAAGCCAGAAAACTTCGCTCGCTACGGGTCTGCTGAAGAGTATTACGACTCCTCCCTAAAGAGAATTTATGGTACATATCCGTATGATGGATCGCTCAAGGAGCGTCTAGAGTGGCAAAATGATTCCACTTACCTCGACCTTTACATATTGCAAGAGAAGTATCCACGTACAAATGGATATGTGATCCTCTCGGCTGATGGTTGGGGGGCGACGGGAGCGCTCACTGATGGATATGCAATACCAGCTGATGCATCAGACTATGAATATATTTTCTTTATAGGTGGCCCCAACCCTTCAGACACCAACGCTGGAACCTTGGCCGGTCAATTCACTGGCTCAAACTACTACGAGCCGTCGATGAATCGCGCGTCAAACCTCCAAATGGATATTGCTTCCCGCGGTGCATCAGTAGAATTTTGGCTCAAGAAAGACGACGACTTTCCTGGCGTCAGCTCCACCCGCGAAGTCATCTTTGATTTGTGGAACGGCGAACTGACATCCTCGGCAGACTATGGGCGCCTAACGGTTGAGTTGGATTCCACCGCTTCGCCCAGCAGTCCCTTCCGGGTCACCCTTCAATCTGGCTCCGACGATTCAGTCGGATTCTTCAGGCAAGACCCCGCAGCATCAACTCTAACTTATGCCGAAGTAACAGATAACAGCTGGCACCACTACGCGTTCACTTTTGCTTCTGCCTCTGCTGGCGTTTTGACGCGTTTTTACGTTGATGGAAATTTAAACAATGAAACGACCCTTGGGACAGCAGGAGTTAATGACATTGACGCCACAGGCCTGCAGGCATACTTGGGGGCACTCATTACTGCGCCCTCCGGCTCTACTGCTGGCGCCTACTATGGCAAGTTATCTGGTTCGGTCGATGAGTTCCGGTACTGGAAGACACAGCGCACTTCTAAGGATATCGGCAGATACTGGTTTACACAAGTCGGCGGCGGTGTCAATACAGATCCGTTACCATATATCGAAACCCAGGAGATGGCGAACGTTAACCTTGGTGTGTACTTCAAGTTCAACGAAGGAATCACAGGCGTTGAGTCTACAGACAGCACAGTACTAGATTACTCGGGCCGCTACTCCAATGGAACCTGGACAGGATATACATCGAAGTCTAGAAACACCGGTTCAGCAATCGTTTTATCCACGGCAGCAACAGCAGAGTTCAAGGATCCGATTATTTACTCTTTCCATCCTGAAGTGGTCGCGCTCGCTGCCTCATTGGAACTATCTGGCTCGGCGCACGATGCCAGCAACAATGCGGCAGTCTACAATTCAATCCCCGCGTGGATCACAGAAGAAGATACCGAAGGTTCAGGTGACGTCAGACAGTTGACACAGATTTTGTCAAGCTACTTTGACACATTACAATTACAAGTTGAGAACATTAATACCCTCAAAGATATTCGTTATATGAGTGGGAGTTTCGCGAAGCCCCTACCATTTGCTGAGAAGCTGCTGTCCTCCACTGGCATGGTAGCTCCCAATCTTTTCTTGGATGCTGACCTTTTAGAGAAACTCGCTGACCGGAGCGAAAAGCGTCTCTATGATAAGTCGCTCCACGATATAAAGAACACGATATATCAAAACATTTACAATAATATCTCTTTCATTTATAAATCAAAGGGTACTGAAAAGGCATTTAGAAACTTAATTCGTTGCTTTGGTGTTGACGACGAACTAATCAAAACCAATATGTATGCCAACAATGTTGAGTATGAACTGAGGAACAATAGACGCAACGTAATCGTAACTGACAGATTCATCAACTTTAATACTGCCGATAACATGGTGGCCACAGTATTCAACTACGCTGATGTCTCTAATCCAAACTCGGTTAGCTATATTACATCCAGTGCAGCACTCACGGGAGGCTACGCGACAACCCTAGAAGCAGAGATATTATTCCCCCTCAAGCCAGAGCAGGCCGCACACGCATACTTCAATACCAGTATGATCTCAGCCTCTCTGTTCGGTGTCCACGGAGCTGAAGCGGCCCTCAGTACAGACACAACTTGGACCACTGAAGATGGAAACTTCCAGGTGTATGCCATCCGCGATGAAAAGTACTCCGACAATGTTAGATTCTTGCTAACTGGATCCTCCGGAGGCTACGTTCCCCGTCTAGAGACAGCTCTGTACGAAAACGTATACAATAACACCAGATGGAACTTGTCGGTACGTATCAGGCCTTCCGAGTTCCCCCTTAAGGGTCTTGTGGACGGAGCAAGCTCAAACTACATTGTCGAACTGCACGGTGTTCAGGCGCAAGCCGGCGAGATTATGGAACAGTTTACCCTCTCGGGTTCAATCACTGCGCCACCGGATGCCTTTATGACAAGCGCCAAGAGAGTATATATCGGTGCTCACAGAGAAAACTTCACTGGCGCAGTCCTCCAAAGATCAGATGTTAAAGTTAACGCATGCCGCTACTGGCTGGACTATCTTAGTGACGAAGCATTGACCGGACACATCCTTGATACCGAGAATCACGGCGCGTTGCAGTCGCACCTGTACGCATTTGAGTTTAACACATCAGCATCCTTCGGCAATGCCAAGAAGATCGACACGCTTGTATTTAACTGGGAGTTCCTCAACAATACAGGATCGGCAGCAACAGGTTTTCTTACAGTTGATGATATCAGCTCCGGCTCGGCCAACACTGAAACGTTTGGGGAACTAAGCGGGATCCTTAGTAGGCAGCATACGGCCCAAGGTCGCTTCTTCGCAGCCTCCTCGACAACAGCAATCGACAAAGACTATGTTGTTTCATCAAAACTGAACCTTCCCGAGAACGTACAGTCTCAAGATATGATCCGCGTATTGAACGCACAAGAGCAGGACGTCTTCACAACTGAATCACGACCAACCAATTACTACTTCGCTTTTGAAAAGAGTATGTATCAGGTCATATCAGAAGAGATGATCAACTACTTCGCCAATATGAAGGACTTTAACAACCTCATTGGCGATCAAGTAGAGCGCTACCGCCCTGATTATAAACAGCTTTCCTTTATGCGACAGAAGTTCTTCGAGCAGGTCGAGAACGATCAACTTGATTTTGACAAGTTTTATGAGTTCTATAAGTGGTTTGACAGTTCACTATCTTTGATGCTTGGTCAACTCGTCCCCGCGTCAGCAGACTTCAGCGAGAACGTGAGAACGGTTATCGAAAGCCACGTTCTAGAGCGGCCAAAGTACCAGCAGAAATTCCCATTCCTCCAGCGCAAGGGCGGCGGAGACATCACAGGCTCTGTTGATGGCAATATGGCCGCAGACTCGTCAGCGCAGAGTTCACCCGAAGAGTACGCACAGGGAACTGGAATGATTTCCAATACGGCATTCACAAAACGCCAGATTGGATCATCTAACACCTCACAGGTTCAGCCCTGGAAAATGTTCCATGCTCCTCTTCAGGATACTGAGGATGGCGGCATAGCTAAATCCATTCTTTTTGACGGAGTCGATGAATACTTACAGTCTTCAACACATACTGTGTGGGAGGGTTTAATTGGTGGAGCGGCCGGCGCCGCCAAAGCCTTTAGTGTTTCTATGTGGGTTAGGCCCAAGACTGCTTTTGTTAATGGGCGTAGCCTATGGGCAGTCGGCGCTCCCACGGCCAACGGTCGCAAGATCAGGTATTATGCAACCGCGGGCCGGATTGCAGCAGATTGCGGGACCAACTTCAATACTCTTACTACTGGTCCTGCATTATCTTTGGACACATGGCAACATCTTGTTGTTACATTTGGGGGCGGCGAGACCATCCCTCCAAAAATTTATGTTGATACGTCGTTGCCGGCCGCAGGCGACTCGACGGCCGGCTCCCCCGGTACGATTACCACCTACGGTATGGGCATCGGCGCTGTCGTCGGCTCCGCCGGGATAGAGGGCTACATGTGCGATGTGGCCGTATGGGACAAAGAACTTTCGTCAGTTGAGGTTACTGAGATTTATGGCTCCGGAAAACGGGTTTATTTGAGCGGAGTTTCTTGCGCATCTAGCCTTCTTTCATGGTGGCGAATGGGAAGCGATCCACTCGACGACAAGGACACGATATATGATCAGGTGGGCGGCCGCAATGCTACCGGAAATAACCTTGAGACGGCAGACATTACCGCGGAATCTCCTTCTTTCGTCGATCCATATCTAATATCGAACGACGGCGCCAACAAAAACATATACTGGCACCGCTATATGGAAGAGCAGGAAGATTCTATCCGAACTGATCTTCTCAAAGCTATCCGAAGCTCCTTTGACCGCAGGGTTAATTCTCCCATAAAGTTCTCTACAGAGGGATACAAGCCCGTCGTCGGTGTTGCTCGCCACCCGAACAACAGACCAAACTATGTCTTCGCCGCGACGGCTCCGTGTGGCCCGACAGTTCCCGATACAAACATTCCAACCAATATCATGCTGTCTTTCGATACAGATGTCGAACAGCTATTGGAAAATCCGGCTGTCTACTATCCAACATATAAGCAGAGGCTTGGCTTTGGGATGGATCCCAGTATCAACATTGACGGAAGTAGAAAAACAGACGGCAATACAATAGCGCCATTCAGCCTATACAGTTCCTCTGTGACAACAGGATATAACGCACAAGTTGTAACACAGTACAAATCCGGCACCATGGTTACAAACCTTCACAGTGACTTCGTCGACGACCACGCTGTCCCGATGCAGGGCCCATTTACCGAAAAGTATGTTGGTGGCCGTTACTACCGACACACAGCCCTGAACACCGGCACAGACACAAGAGAATCCAGAGCAGAAGGTTTTAGGCTCGAACTGGGTGTACTCCCTTCTGTTACGGCATTGGGATCTCTGGGTGTTGTCCCGCCGAACTTTCCATTTGCTGATTCTCCTCTCGGCTCTGCGCCCCACGGGTACCTTCCAGATCTGCCGACAGCACAACGCTTCCGCGAGGAAACAGCTAAGCGCCCCGTCAACATCCGTAACATTCAGATGCGCACGGGCTCCACGATCATCGGCAACTACGAGAAGAACTATCAGGTAATTAATACCGCCGGCCGCACAATCAATGATCCGTTTTTCCAAGACCAGTCATTTGATTTTGCGCTGAATCCACAGAGCCCATACCCTCGGCTGCCGACTGTAGATCGTCACCCGGCCCAGAACATCAGAGTTAGAA